TGCCTTTGCCGACCAGTAGCGCATTTCCTTTGCTTTCGGCACGTACATGCGCAGCGGCAGCGTATCGCCAGAACGATCGGCAGCTGACAGCACTCTGTAAATCGGCAAAGTAGAGTCATGTGCCATCGTGATGTTTTGCGACTTAGCCGCTTTGTAGGTCGCCAGGTTGCGCTGGCGATCATCGGCGAGGAACTGGATCTGCGTGTACTGCTGGTCGCCGCCGGACTGTGCAACCTCGGTGATTTGCGGG